AAATTTATAGATACTGTATTAGAAGTAGAGGAGTTTTTAGAAGAGTTTGAAGAAGTAGAAATTATTATAATAGAAGATATAGAAGACTTAAATATTAACATAAAAACTATACAGGAGGATAAAGATAAACAAGACAAAACAGATATATCAAGAACTAATGACGAAGAACTTAAAACTTCACCGTTGGAAGATATTACCGAAGAGATTGAAGAGATACTTACTGAAGAGGTGGTTGAGGAAGAAGTTGCAGAGTTAGAACAAGTGATTGAAGAAATAATAGAAATACCTGATATACAAGAGGAAGACATGTCTGATGAAGAGATTGAAGAAGCCATTGAAGTATTTGTGCAAGAACTCGCAACCGAAGAAGTTGTAGAAGTATTAGAAGAAGTTAATGACATAGGTGTACAAAACTTAGAACAAGCTACAGATGAAGTACAAGAAATAGTTCAGGCTGTTGTAGAAGAGGCTATAGAAGAGATAGAAGAGCTTACAGAGGAACAGGTTGAAGTTGTTGCAGAAGTATTGCAGGTACAAACAGAAGACGTAGAGATTATTGCAGAGGCTGTAAAAGATGATGAAGTTGTTGCAGAAGCTGTAGAAGAATACGTTGAAAGAGCTGTAGAGAATGCAGATGTAGAAAACTATACACTAGCTGATGTAGTTACAGAGGTACAGTTTGAAACATTTTTAGAAAATCCAATAGAAACGTTTGTAGATATAGATATAACAGAAATAAACATTACAACTATAGGTAGCGATATGACACAAGACCAAAAAGAAAAAGCACAAGAAGTGGTAGTTCCGGTTATTTTGACTAGAATAGCTACAATGGCAGCTTTTGTATTTAGGAAAACATTATGATTAAAAAACTTTGGAATTGGGTTGTTGAAGCAGTAAAAGAAACACTTAACCTTAGTTGGACTTTAGTCGGTTTAATTATAGCTACCCTTACACTTACAGGCTCTGCTCAACAAGTAACAGGATTAGCTACTGTAATTACCTTAGCTGTTTGGTTACTTACGATAGGATTTAGAAAAGAAAAACCAAAAGGAGGTAAAAGCAGATGAGGTTACAAGTTATTAGAACACAGCTAGGCAAAGATGCAACCAATGGTCTTTTGTTTATTAACGGTGTATTTGAATGTTATACACTTGAAGACCAATATCAAGTAGAAAAAGTAATGCATGAAACATGTATACCTGAAGGCGAATACGAAATAAAGTTTAGAACTACAGGTGGTTTTCATACTAGATATGCTGCAAGATATGGAACAGCACATCATGGTATGTTACATTTACAAGACGTGCCGGGTTTTCAATACATTCTTATACATACAGGGAATACAGACGAGCATACAAGTGGTTGTTTAATTGTAGGTGACACACAACAAGATTTAGATGTAAACTTTAATGGTATGGTAGGTAGCTCAACTGCAGCTTATAAAAAGTTATATCCTAAAGTAGCTAAAGAATTATTGATAGGAAATAAAGTCACTATACAATATTCAAAGATAAATTTAGACACGTCATCTAAACAAGAGATTGACAATACAGATATAAATAAGAATGATATATTAGAAAAATTGTCTGAGATAAACGGTAATGTTCAAGTTATAAATGCTAAACTTGATGGCAGGAATATAGTATGAGTAAAAAAAGATATAGAGTATCCGGCAGACCTAAAGTTGCAGCATTAAATGAATACATATATAGCAATATTCGTGCTGATAAAATAAAAGCTACTATGGTTAATAGACCATACAAACCATATAGATTACGTAAAGCTGCAGCAATGAAAGGTGTAAAAGTAAAATATGGAAAGATACCTCCTGCTAAATCAATGTATACAAAAGCAAGTAGAGTAGGTAATATTAAATCAACAAAAGTTTTACCTCAATTAGGTACTAATACTATTGCTGAAATATCAAAATTAGGTGGAGGTAAAAAACCAATACCTAAAAATATTAAATTACCTCCTGTTATAAGAGATAAGTATGGAAGTGCTATTACTCCACAAACAGGTGTAAGAACTCCATATACCCCACCTGCAGATTACACACCCCCAAGTAAGTTACCTGTTGAACGACAAAAAATAAAAATAGGTGGTGCTGACCCATTAAAAGGTTACAAACCGGGTCAATTTTCACCTATAAATCTTCGTAAGGCAAGTAAAGCATTAAGTCCTGCAGCTAGAAAAGCTGTCATGCAAGGTGCAAAAATAGCAACAAAAGGTGCAACTAGATTGATACCGGGTGTTGGTACAGCATTATTATTAAAAGATGTTTACGACGTTTATAATTGGGCAACATCACAACCAAAACGTAAAAAGAAAAATACTACTTTATACGGACAAAAAATAAGCAAATCAAAGTATACTTATTAGATGTTAGAAAAATTTTCAAGAAGAAGAAACCAAGACGGCACGTTCAAGAAGGACGTGGGGTGGACCCCGTGGAATGAAGCATGGAGTTATAAAATGAGTGATGACTTAAAAGACATGCTAGAACGTACACTATGGACTTTTGTTGAAGCATTTATTGGTGCTTTAGTAGTAGCTCCATTAGCCGGAATTGATGCAAATTCCGTACAACTTGCAGCTATTGCAGGTGGTGGTGCAGCTTTAGCAGTTGTCAAAACATACGCTAAAAAACAGATAAGTAAGTAATGAACTATTCATATGATGGTCTAGGCAATCAAGAACGTGCTAGAAGACTTAAACAGAATAAGGCAATGCTTAAGAAAGCTCAAGCAAAATCAATGGAAAAGTCTAAAGTTATTGAAGAACTTATGAGTATAAAACCTTTTACAGTTGAGGCTGTAAAAAGTTTACCTAAGTTAGTAAGAACAAGTAGGGCTCAAAGTAGAATTTCTAAGAGAGTTCAAAAGCTACGTCTACAAGGTTATATGATAGAGAAAGGAAAGTAATGCCGGGTAAGAAAAAAAAGAAAAGAATGCCTAGAAGAGGTTATTAATAATGGCAATCGTTTATCGTGGAGAACGTTTCGCAGGTTATAACAAACCAAAAAGAACACCTAAACACAAGACTAAATCTCACGCAGTATTAGCTAAAAAAGGTAATAAAGTAAAGCTGATACGCTTTGGTCAACAGGGTGTAAAAGGTGCAGGTAAAAATCCTAAGAGTAAAAAAGATAAAGCTCGTAAAAAAAGTTATTATGCAAGACATAATGCACAGGACAGAAATCCTGATAAATTGTCTGCACGTTATTGGTCACATAAGGTAAAGTGGTAGTATGCCTAAAAAGAACGGATATTCAGCAAAGCAAAAAAAGATTGCACGTATAGCTCCACCAAGAGATAAGATTACCGGTGCTGATTTTAAAGCTCTCAAGAAAAGAAGGAGGAAAAAATGAAAGTTAAAGGTGTTGACGTATCTAAATTAACTAAAAGACAACAGGGTGCATTAAAGAAACATGCAAAACATCACACTAAAAAACACATGCAATTTATGGTTAACAGTATGAAACGTGGTTCTACTTTTTCAAAAGCACATAAAGCTGCACAAAAAAAAGTAGGTAAGTAATGGCACAAGTATCATGGATGTGGGGTGGAAAAAGACATTATGGTACTCTTATACGCGAAACCAAAACACATAAATTTGCAAGAACTAAAAATGGTAAAGTTAAGAAGATTAAAAAATAATGGCTAAGAAACCTGCACGTAAACCACTCAATGCAAAGACTAAAGCTACGTTACAAAAGAAAGCTAAGAACTCAAAATACACGTATGGACAACTCGCACAAGTTTATAGAAGAGGACAAGGAGCTTATCTATCATCAGGTAGTAAGTCAGCTTCCATGGCTGCTTGGGCTATGGGGAGAGTTAATTCCTTTATTAGGGGTGGTCATTCTCAAGATAATGACATAAAGCGTGGAGGGAAGAAGAAGTCTAGTGGCAAAAAAAAGAAAAAGTAAACGTAAAGTTGCCTATCAACATGGTGTTCCAAAAAAATATTTACAGAATAAAAAGAACTCTAAGCGTCAGGTCGCGTCTGAAATTAGAAGAACAGCTAAGGCTTACAAGCAAGGTAAAAAGATAAACCTCAAAGCCGTAGCTAAATCACGTGCGTCAAAAAAATAATTACGTCGGGTCGTACAAATTATAAGACAAAGTTAACTCTTCATCAGGCATAATATCTTTTATTGCTACTAAAGTATTCCATTCATCAAAGAAACTACTTTCTAACTTACAGTTAGGGTTTTCGCTGTGATTGATGAAACCACCAAGTGGTGTGCGTATAAGTCCGTGTTGGAAACTTAGTTTTGTTTTGACATGGGCAATGCCTATGAATGTACCTAAAGGTATTATATCTTGTGCAAAAATACCAAATCCATGTATCTCACTCTCTGCTAGATATACTTCAGGTGGTAGTGGTTCGTATTTATCACCAAGTAAACTCATAATAATCCATTCTGTTGTCCTCGTAATAACCTAGTTTAGCTTTCGGTATCAATAACATTAACTCATCTATCGTCAACATCTTTACTTCACCTTTCTTAAAACAAAATGCTATTGCATATTTGGTTGGGCGACCCTCTGAATACAACGTGTTGAGGGTACAGTAGTGCATTAGGTCTTTTACTTTTACACGATTAGATGACTTTACCTCTACTAGAAACTGCAAATTATCGTTGTACACAAAGTAATCGGGGAACGACTTTAGCAATGGTGACATTCTATACCAATTAGGTATGGGTGAATTTTCAAAGTCACTTCTATCATTCAGGTGTAGTTGTTTATACTTCATACCTTTCTTTTTGCAATACTCTTCAAACACTTGTTCTGCAAATGGTATGTAGTTATCTATACGTTCTTGATAATCTAGCTTGTGATGTTCCCCGTCAGGGCTTACTCGTTTGTTAGGTTGTTCATTATGAACCATGGGTTACCTCTTCCACCGGGCAATAAGGTATTTATCATACGACACATATCCTCAAAACTATTAGGTTTGTATGGTATAATACTATCTCTTTCAACGTTCTTGTCGTCCTCTGCCCATTGTTGTAATACATTGTCTAATTTATTCTTGTCCAAAGAAAATACTTTGTATGCGTCACCGTCCTCATAATAGGTCAATACCCAAAACGTAAGACCTTTTTCATTATCATGTTCCGGGTGAGTAACAAAGTCTTCTTCAAACTTTTCCCATGCGTCTTTTGTATAACTCATTTAACTTCCTTTCGTAATATTTTAAAATTTGGGTGTACGTATTTTAAATCTTCGTCCACCATTTTGAATGCATGATTTACATTTTCAGCTAGATATGTTCTTGTCATCTTGACAACTACCTGATACTCATGCCTCATAATCTACTGCCTATCATTATACCAACAATGATTGCACTCAAAGTCAATATTGTGATTAGAAAATAAATTTCCATTATTCCTCCTTTACTCTTGTTAGTTAGCCCAATCTATAACATAACCAATATGTTTAGTTTTCACTAAATCACAATGACATCTTTCTGCGTATATTAATACACCAAAGTTTTTCTTTAATTCATGGACTTGTTTTCTAATACTTGTACCTGCTTGATGTTTGCAAATAACTTTGTCATCATTTAAAACATCTCTTACATAATCAAGTTTACTGATTTTTACATTCATGTAGACCCTCTTCTAATAATTCAAAACAAAATTCGCAATGATACTCGTATCCCGGTATTGGGTGGCTCATTCTTCCTCCTGTTTTTTATGAATTGCAAGTTGGGTATCTGCATAGTCTTCTATGAATTTATCCATTTGCTTTTGTAATAGTGCCATGTCAGTAGGATTTAGATTGTATCCTGTAACATTTACTTTTTGTCCACCACATGCATTTGCAGTAGCGACACACCACTTCTTCAGTTCTTTAGGGTCTGAAAATATATTCGTCATTCCAACATCCTTTACTACTATTCCAATGGTGCCAACCGTCGTTGTAGACAAGCCAACTAGCAATTCTAGTTGACACTATTGGATTACTTCTACTTGTTTTTATGTTGAGTTTAACGGTCAACCAAGCCCATGTATCGTCGTTAAACTGCCATAGACCTACGTCTGTTGTACCATTAGTATTGACACCAACTGCGTTAGGTTTACCACTACTCTCACAAAATACTACAAGCATGGCTTGTAATACATCTTCCGGTTCAAAGTATTCTGCAATGACATCATGCCATTCAACTACATGTTGAACCTTGTCTTCTACACGTTTACATGATATGTATTCACTCATATCATTAGGAGTAGGTGTCTGCATTAGCAAACACATTAATATTGTTTCTATCATTCTTCTTCTTGTTTTGGCTTGTATTTTATTCCCTGTATGTGTAGGGAGTATGCTGCACAAAACTCGTCTAAGTCTTTGATATTGAAACATACTAGACCGTCGCTTGTACCGTCAGGTTTGGCTATGAACACAAAAGGTCTATCGTCATTAGGTAAATTAGTATCGTTCTGTTCTTTGGCTTTTACAAACCTATTCCACAACGTTTGTATTTGTTTACCTGCTTTTACCTCTACACGTATCCATGCTTGGTTCCAACCCTCTTCATGCACTTTTAAGTGCCTTAGTTTAGGTTCGGGCATCTGCATTTGTCGTAGAGCTTCTAATTGCTTTCGTCTACCTTTACGTTTGTTCTGTGAACCTTGACGTTTGTAGTCTATTTTTTTACTCAAATATTCCATTCCTTTGGTAGGTCTGATGAGTTGAGCCACCATGATTTACGCCATTTACCTGTGTGACCTGAACACTCACTAGGTTCATTGGTGCCACAAGAAAAGTCAGGACTTTTATCATTACGTTTGTTGAAACGATTATCAAATACTTTTCCATTACAGAATGGGCATTTTAAATCATCTCTAACGCTTTGGTTGGCTACTGTTTTATCTATTACTTCCCCCAACTCCATTTGGACGCTATCAATAAAATCATCTCCTGTACTTGCAGGTATGATTTTAGTCAGTCCAATCTCTAGCTTAGCGAAATAATCATCCATTTGTTTGTTTGTCCACATAGATTTATCGGGGTAATTCTTGATTTTTGCATAGTTGTCTGCTAAATCAAGTGCATACTTTTGTACCTCTTCAGTTTTCCCGTCAAGTAATCTTGCAATAGTATCCTCAATTATCTTGAGTTTACCGTCAGTAGACTTAACGGGTTCGCTAAAAGGTGCCTCACCCTCCTCAATCTCATCCAATGGACGTGGTTTTACGGGTTCAGTCTTGGTTTTTACTTTCTGTGATTGCACAGAAGAACCTGAAGAATATACTTGATTTTGTATACTCTCTTCTTCACTCTCTTCTGAACCCGACCATAGTTCTACACCCAAACCAAAACGCATACAAGCACGTTTGAAAGCGTCACTCTCTGCGTCTTTGAGATTAGAACCGTCGTTGAACTTGGGATTGTCAAGTTTTATGGTATCTACGTCACCACAACCCATGAAACTACCCATGTCTTCTATCGTAATGGTGCCTATTGCACCTACTATCCTCTTCACACCTTTGTGTGTACCATACAATGGTTCAACTGACCATGAGTATTTAACACCACTATCACGTAGTCTTTCTACGTAGTGTGCATGAGGAACATAATCTCCGAACTTCCCTTTAGGAGCTGACTTTACTAGCTTCTTAGGAAACGGGGATAGCAATTTAATTGGCTTTTTATCTGCCATATATCATCCTCTCTATGTATTATGTTTTTTATTACAAAGTAATAATAAAAAACATAATAATTTTTATGTGTCTAGTCGTAGAATACCATGTTGGAGGTGACGGAAATACAGTTCACCCTTGCTATCCTTAAAGAATAACATTGGAGTGTCACCGTTGTACTCTATCCCTACCAACGTCAATGATGGTTCTACATCCTTGACATTTATACCTGTCATATACTTTCCATTTTACTATTCATCTTGTAAATTTACAAGGTATTCAGCAGTAACACCATGATTAGGTTTTGCAAAGAGTAACCATTGGCATGGTCTACCCATACTTGCAAGTTGTTCTAACGCATAGGTGTTGTAACTTTCAGTACTACCATTCACCCACAATCGTATGTCGTTAACATACATGGTTGTAGGAGTATGAAAGTGTCCTGCAATAGCGTAATCAAAGTCGGGCATTAGTCCATTACTAGCTAATGTTTTCCAACCCATTAGTTTTTTTCCAAATCCGTACCATGGGAACCCACTAAAACCTCTTATGTTGTCACCATGCCACAGGAAAAACCTGCATTTTTTACCTAAGTCTGCGATATCAAACCAATGATTATCGCCTGTACTGTCAGGTATTGTAAACTTTATTCTTTTTTCTCTTGCGTATATCATGTCCATTATCTTGCCCAACATACGGTCTGCATTGCTATCGGGATGATAGTTCTTTCTGTTTCTACCACCTAGATGTCCATGATTACCAATAACCCAATGCACTTCTACTTCTTTAAAATTAGCTAGTAATATGTCAAAGAACTGTGTCAAAATACGTGGTGCGTCAACTGTTACTTGACTGTACAATGAACTGTCTATTGTGTGTTCTTGACCGGGAAATATAAGTTCTCCCTCAATAATATCACCTACGGCAAACACACAAACTTTCGTAATGTTTGTCGCTTCGCGTTGTATGTTAGTTAAACTAACAATTTTATTAGCGTATCGTATGACGCGTTCTTCTGCTATCTTCGTGTTGTATGTAGGTGTGACTTTTGCAAGTTGAACATCAGAGAGTATCGCACAGGCAATTTCCTTTCCTTTCTTCTTAATCGGGGGAAGATTTGGGGTAGGGATTTTACCTGCACGATAGGTGCTAAGACCTGTTTTTACAGCCTCATAAACTGCCTCAACCATTCTCTCTGTTTTATTTTTAGCTTTATCTAACTGTCTTAGTAAACTAAGGTTAGCTTTCTCTAGCTCAAGTATGCGTTCACTTTCTGCCTCTGCTAAAAGTTTTGCAATCTTGTCTGAGTTACTCATTTATCTGAGTAATCTTTCAAAATATCTTCGTATTGCATTGTCACTTACAATAACGTTGTATTCACGTTCAAGTATTTTGTGTACACGCCACGGCTTTATTGATTTACCTTCTTGAACATGCTTGGTACAAGCATCCCAAAAAGGTTGTGCCTCTTTAGTAATTTTATCTTTCCAAAAATTATCGGATGATACACCTTTTTCAGCTTCTCTTAGTAGTTTTTCTATATCTACCACACAAAAATACTAACACATTAGAAGTAAATTGTGAGTAAATATAGAAAAAATGTGCGAGAGGTGTTCATGACGGAAACAAAACCCTGTCTAATGAAAGTAATAACAAAGTAAAATACCGGTATAGAACTCTCTTCTATCTCTATTCCTCTCGCACTAGCCCATGTTCAACACGGGAAAGGATAACCATGCACAGTCGCCTGTTCATGGGCATACCTTTATCTTACTTTATTTAATCGTTTTGCGTAACGTTTTACTTCATCAACGTTGGCTAGTCTGAATATATTCAAACGTTTCATGGCTTGTATACATTCGTCTAAGCCTTGTTTTGTTATACCGTTGTTGTCAACGACTTGCATATCACTAACCCAAATACGTCTTGGGTCTTGTTTACCAAGCCATTGCAACGCAGGTAAATCAACAACATTTCCGGCTCCTGTATGTTCATTGATATAACTTTCATCAACGCGTCTGCCATTTCTAGCAATGATACGTAGATGACCCTCGTTACTGTAACCATTGTACATTGCAATAGTTACAGCAGGTACTTCCTGCATAATCTCAAGTATGTCTTCACCTGTAAAAGACATAGACCCACTAGCGTCAATCAAGACTGTACCACCGTAAACTTTACCTTTACGACCAAATACTTTCTTGTCTGTTGTCCACCTGTGTATGTCTTTGATAGTCTGTCCTCTATCTTGTGCTACATTTGAATATCCAATACGAATACGATTGGATAAATTAATGTTGCATGGAGGTTTGTGTATGTGCATTTTACCCCATTGACTTTGTTTGTGAATACGATTTACAGTTTGACGTGCAATATCATTTTTGTTACGGGTATGTAATCGTTTGATATCATTGTCGGTAACTTGACCTACGCCACCTGTTGACTTGTAACTCTCTGCTAAGTCATCTCTTGATTGGTAACTGTCTTCATACTTGTAATCGTCGTCTGCGTGTTTTTCTTCAAACTCTTTACGCCTACGTTCACGTTCATCTGCAAGTTCTTTTTGTTCCTGCTCGTCTAAGAAAACATCATAAGATTGTGGTAACTCACCCCACAGTAGCAGAATTTCTGATAACTCTTTCGCATACTTTTTTACTCTCTTGAATGATATTTCCCTAGCACATTTGTCTGAACGAACGGATACTGCCACCATGTTACGCCAAAATCTATATGCCGTAGCAATAGCGAAATCAATATCCTCTATTCTGTTCCACGTAAGAGTGCCACTATTTTTGAATTTTTCATAGGTATCAATGAGTGATACCCATTCTTTACCCATGTATTCCATGTAATAATGACCACTTCTTGTAGCCCTAGACAACCAACTGTATCTCTCTCTAAGAAAGATAGACGCTAGACCGAACTTCATTATGTCTGCAACAGAGCCTTTTTCAATCAACTCTCGCATTCTCATTTCATGTAACTCTTGACAAGTATGCCAATCGTACATAGGTATGCCATGCATACATAGAAGATGATTAATTCTAATTTCTTCTAGTAGATGTACAGCCTCTTCAAGTACGCCTTCACCTAGCTTACCTAGAGATTTTGGCGACCACTTGACGTGACCTAGTTCATGTCTACGTATAACTCTGCCATGATTGATACCACAATGAGTACATGCACCACCAAGTGGTACGTACATCTTACGGTTTGTCATGTCAGTACGTGGTCTTTGTGTTTCTTCAAAGACCTCCCAATCTTTATCTTGAGATACTATTTCGGGAAAAGGTCTATGTTCCATCATCTTGTTTAGGAGCAAGTTTCATTGCGTCCATAAGTTCTTGAGAACGTTCACCGAATACCAATGCACCTGCGTCATCTTCATCCATACCTTTGTCATTGACAAGTTTGAAATACTCATCCCATTTACGTATAGAGATACGTTCAAACTCATCATCAAGTATTGATGTGTCTTTGATGACTGTATGCCATGCCTCCGGAAACTTAGCAATAGCTTCGGGATGTATTTCGTCAATGTGCAACTGCACAGGAAATCTATCCTTGAGTGCCTCCGGTAAACTTTGAGGGTCTGCATTGGTAGTTGCAATCACCTGAAAGCCTTCAGCAGGTCTAACAGTTTCTTTGGTATTGTTGTTCAACGTAATACCTGCGATATCTTTATCATCAAGTATGGCATGTAGGAACGTCATTGCGTCCGGTGAGGCATGGTCTATCTCATTGATAACCAATCTACCTCCATTACGCCATGCTTGAATTGCGATACCGTCTACCCATTTGA